GATGAGTTAGCCATAAGCTGTGCGATAAAGTTGTCTAGCTGCGAAAAGTACAGACGCAGCACATTGTTGAGCTGATCCTGATACTGGCGGCTGTAGTCCGTCGGCGCAACCGGCAGCGCTGGCGCTCTTGTCCTTGATAGAGTAACGACCTCCGTGGTGACAATCTGCGTACTCATCTACGCCCGTCAGGTCTAATGTCAATTCTAGGAGCGCCTAGCTGCCATGCACAGCCAATCTGGTTGGAGCTGACCTTGAATGCCATCTGCCGCCCGCGCAGGCGCGTGTACACAATCTCCGTGAACTCCTGAACCGTGTAATACCGCACGCCGTTATACGACTGTGTCGACGCGACCGTTGGCGTATCAGACGTGCCGTACGGCGCACCAGGGTTCTGGCGTGGGCGAACGGTGAAAGTGACCTCCGGCTTGCCGGGCGACGGCGTACTCGAGCCATCAAACGTGATGTCGGGAATCATTCGCCAAACAAACCCGAAGTTGTGACCGTCGCCGATGTCAAAGTCAGAAGACTGGATGTAGGCGTTGATTGGTGCAACCTGACCACTCACCTCTACGTCATCGTTGCCATTCTCATGGGACACAATCGTATGGTTGTAGGTCGCACCCATAGGATACTGACGCAGCGGGCTGTCTAGCCATGCCGTGCGGCCAAGCGTGCCGTAGTACCAAACCTGATCCAGATAGTTGTACACGACGTACCGGTCAATGACCGTCGAGTTGGCCGAGCAGTAGTACCACCAGATTTCGCTGTAGCCCTCGTTCGTGCCAGCAAAGAACTGGTACGACTGCTCAAGGTTGATGTCGTTGAACACAAACTGGCGCAGCGCACACGGCAACGTTTCCACTCGACCGGTGTAGGCGTAGAACTTATCTGTGCCCATCCAGTAGGTAATGTTGTTGGCCGTCGCCACCGCGTTCGGACCGGCGATGGAAATATTGTCAGACAGGATGTTGAAGCCCCAGACAAATGGTGGCCCCAAGTACTGCATCGAAAACACCGCAGCGTCGGTAAATACCAAGATTTCCTGACGAGTCTGCTGCGCCGTGATGATGGTTGAACCTGACGACAGCCGGAAGCTGCCCGCCTGATTGGTGGCTGCTGGTGCCCAGACCTGATAGTCCTCTTGATCTGACCAGCGAATCAGCAGCGGATCCTGTTCTGCCGAGCCGTAGTCGTTGCACCCGAAGGCAATCACAAAACGGGACGAGTCCGAAACCATTACAAAGTTGGCTATCGTCGGGCAACTTGTGTCTGTCTGGTAAATCCCAGAGCTGGTGCTAGACAACAGTTCAGCCCTGTTTGTAAACAGCAAACTGCCAGAACCAGTATAAGTTGGCACCCACATGTAAAGCGCACCGCCGCGTGGGTTAATGATTAGGTAATCACCAAAGTTAGTTTCTGACCACAAGCGCAACTGCTGCGGAATGCCAAATGCAGATGATTGCCCCCAGCCGGTAAACGAGTTGGCGTTGTACACAATCGTGTTTGCAGCGTGGCTAGTTGCTACCGTGCCATTAGCGCCGCGTGTCGTGCCGGTAAAAATGGTGGCAGTGTTGCCAGAGTATTGCGCCAACTCCTGACCCATCAGAATGGTGCCGGTGCCGTTGGAGAATCCAGTAGTGGATACAACGGTGATGTTGGTATTGGAAGCGTTTACACTGGCAGTCAACGTAGTCTGCGTAGCGCCAAATGTAAATCCGCCCCATACACCCGCGCCCCAACCAGAAAGGTAGCCGTAAGTAGCTAGGCCAACATTTAACTGGTACGCAGCGGTCACTGTGCCACCGCCCGTAGCATCAGCATTTGCGTTGGTCAGAGCAGAAATGGTGTACGTATTAGTTGTCGCAGTCAGAATCTGGAACTCACCGTTCAGATTTAAACCGCCCACCGTCGTTGCGCCCGAGAACGTCACGTAGTCACCGGCAATCGCGCCATGATCTACGTCTGTCACGGTAACAATGTTGGAACCGTTGATAGTTGTAAACGGATTTGTCAGAACATCAGTCGCACGAATTGGCGTGATGTCGTTGTACGTGCCGCCGTTCTCAACGTAATATTTGATGTTGGTGCCGACACCCAGCAGGTTGTACCCGCGCAGCGTCACCCAGTTCCACAGACTGCGGGCAAGACCTAGATAAGTGTTGCTGGAGATAGGCTGCCAGCCGCCTAGCTTCTGCGGATAGCCAGACCGGAAACGAACCTTGTCACACTCAAACCAACCACCTTCGTTGGCAAGTGTCGTCCCTTCCCTGTTTACCCCTGGTCGCAGTTGAAGTTTCTGGAGCGGCATTTTATTTCACCGTTTTTCTAACTGATTCGTACTGGGCGTAGCATTGCTTGAGGGCAATGGCAAGCTCGTCGGCTTCTCTACCGAGCCGGACAAGAAACTCGCTATCCTGTCTGTAAAGGTCTTTTCCGGTACAGCCGCCTGATCCAGCACCGGAGGCATCGGACACGGGACTACCTTCGGCGGGGCGGGCCTTCCGGTCGCGCAGGCTGTTAGCAAGAGCGGTATTCCTAGCAGCAATATCCCGTATCTCACGATCTTTCTCCTGTCTTAACCTATCTGCGCCCATCTGAAGTTGCTGCTGTATTTCAACAGATTCTTCCATAGCCTTGGCATACTGGGCATACTGCTCTGTCTTTTCTTTGTCCCAAGCCTGCTGCACTTCAGCCTTGCCTGCGTCGTTGCCTTTATAGTACCCGCCAACGGCTGCCGCGCCAATGGCAACAACACCAGCGAGAATCAGCCACGGATTCATTTTGGCTCCGTAAAGTACAAGGCAATCTCATCATTCCGACGCTTTATTAGCCCCGGCAAAACCTTGCCGCCACCCTTGGTGAACTTCAAGAATTCCTGCCTTACGCCCTCAAAGTCCCCACGGTTGTGCTTCTGCCGCAACGTCGATCTCTGTAGCGTTCCTAGCCCAACATTGAATGCAAAGCTGACCAACGCTCCCAAGCGATTTTCGTTAAGATTGTCAGGACAGTAACGAAGAACACCAGCGATAAAGCGCTGTAGGTCTTTCTCAAGGATCGAATCAACTTCGTCTTTGCTGAATACACGGAAGTCCTCTATCTTTAGTGCGAACTTGTCACGCTGATCTACCGGCATCTTGCCCTGCTCGGGGTATAGCACATGCCCCACCCCAATAGTCCACAGCTTTGCCGGACACTTGTACGGCTTGTATCTCACGCCCTCATGGTGCTTGATCATTGCAATTGTGGCGACCGGTATCTTCATGGCAAATTACTTATTAAATAAGCACACAGAAATACAGTTGTAGCAACCCGAGCGTAGATTAAATAGATCACTTGCCAGCTTTGCTGTTGCCACGGCTACCAAACCACATAGCGATGATGGTGCCCAGTAGCGCCATCTCGTCAGCATCAAACACAATCTCCATGATCTGGATCAACTCACCAATTGAGGTGACCTTGTCGCCGTGCATGAATATCCACAGCATGGTCAGCAGGTTGATCAGCACCAACTCGAGCACAAAGATGAAGGTAACGAACGGACGAGTAGCCGCAGTCATGTCCTTGACCCACTGGGAGGACGACTCAAGCAACTTCTCTTGATTGTTGTAGATCATGCCCATCTGCGCCATGTACTGCTGATGGTCTTGCTCGTCGTTCTCACGCACTTCTTCCGTCTTGTCGGCTGGTGAGTAACCCTTCTCCGTCAACGCTAACTGCTGACGCATCTGCATGTGTAGGATGTCTAACTCGTGCTTCTTGTCAGCACGGTCTTGCAACATATCGAACAGGCGGGGAAACAAGGCTACGATGTAACCGCCAATAGTAGAGATCAGAGTTAGCATGATTCACCTTCCGTAAAGTCGTTCTTCCAAAATCTCTCGCCGCAGTTCCCGCATCTTCCTCACTTCTTGCGCCGCCGCTTGTGTCACGTTGTACATATCAAAGTACATAAACGCCAACACCGGCATGACAATGAAGAACATCAGAAGCACTGCCATAACCGTAATCAGTAATGTCCAAGGGACATTCTCATCATCGCGCTTCTTGTTATCAGCCACATTAGACCCACCGCCCACAGCACCACGAACACGACTGCTCCAATCCATACCAGGCGGCTTTTGAGCCGATTTATTGCCTGCCTTCGTTGCCATCTGGCTGCCTGTAGTTTTCTTGTCTCTACTGCTAACGCATCAGCTTGTTCATTTTGTATATCGTGCCATGCCTTCTCAAACCTTGACCACACACCGTTAAGTTCCGGGAATGAGTTATATATCATCGCTTCCCGTACTTTTGCCAGCATCTCGTCCAGCTTAGACTCTAGCCGGATGCGTTCCAGAGCCCTGCGACCTAGCGATAAGTCACCCTTATAAACCTCTTTCGCTGCTGCCTCGCTCTGTACATAAATCTTTGCCAGCGCCTCGTACTGGTCAATGAAGTTGCCAAGGTTTGACCAGATGTCATTCAGCACATCATCCGGTGTAGCCTTTGCCACCTCCTGCACACGCTTGACCTCTTCGTTGTACTGCTTCGTCTGCTCCTTACTCGGGCTGACTATTCTGTTGTACTGCTCTCGCAGGTCTTTCAGTACGTCGCTTACGTCCCCGCTCGTGGATTTAATCTGCTTGTATAACTCGACTCCGCGCTTGGCAAGATCAATACAAGTCGTACAAGCCTTGTAAGCCGCTGCGATTGTGATCGGGTCAAGCACATCAGAAAAATTTTTTAACCAAGCCCGCTAATCTGTGCCGTTGTTAAACCTTCAATCTGCCCGCTAGTTAGCAATTCAATTTGGGTTGACTCTAGTGATGACGCAGGATCAACTGCTGGCGGTTGCAACGAATACTTCAACCAACTTTGCTCCGATTGCGACCAACTCCATACATGACCTTCTTCATCAGCAGGTTTTGGATCACGAACCACCCAACCAGGCGGATACCACCAAACAATTTCCTTGCCCTCTGGACATTCTGGAGGATAGGGAACCTCTATCCAGCCGTCCGTCCCATCAGTCTGCGGCATGGGCAAAGAACCATTTTTACTGTAAAGCATAGCCAGTCCTTATTGCAGCGGAAATGCTGTGGTTGTTGGGGTGAAGTTTGCTGTATATCGAGCAAATCCGTTTGTTATACGCAGATCATCTATGTATCCGGTAAACGCATTACTACCGGCAACGTCGGAAGCAATGGTGACATTAGAGCTAGTTAATGTGTTTCCATAACTAAATGTGTTGTACAGCGTTCCATTAATAAACACATAGTTTGTTGTGTTCGCTCTAGTCACAGCTAGATGCACCCATGTGTTGCCAGTTAGTTGGTTGGCAGCGTTGCCCTTCACGCCAGCGCCATAAATAACTACATGGTTTGCAATTTGATAGATTCCGTATCCGGTATCGGTATTTTGTCCAGACCTTGTATCAACCAAGCACTTTAATGATGAAGAACTGTTTGCTGTGTACACCCACATTTCTATGGTTGCATTAGCGTTGTTCATCTCGTTAACTCGAATTGATGCGGTTCTTGTGCTTACATTTGACCCTAGCGTTAAATAATCGCCCGAGCCATCAAAAAATATCGAACCGCCACCAAATTTACTTTGCGTGGTACTGATTGAAGCATTACCTACAGTTTCAAATATGTTCTTTGCGGCGGCGTCTATGATGCCAGCATTGGTAAAGTTGGCTAACAGATACGTCCCTGGAATTGCCGTAAACGGCGCTGTTGGTGG